CAACCAGGCTATCCAGCAAACAGCTACAATCGCTATGTATCAAGTTGAAGCTGACACAAGCGGTCAGATCAGCTACGGTATCTACCCAAGTGGTGCTTGGACTGCTGCTACTCTTGACGCAGCTCTTAAGGCACTGGGCAACGTTCAGATCACAGCCAGCAATGGTACAGTGACTGGCGTTAACGTCAGCAGCTCAGAAGTCACTGACGTTGGTTTCAAACTAGCCTAATAGCCAGTTTCATTACCAAATCAGCCCCGGATTTATTTCGGGGCTTTCTTTTGACCATTAAATACCTACACTATGCAACCACTTAATACAATTCCATTATGGCCTGTTTTGATGTACGATTTTCAATGGGCAGAACACGATCAATATCGTGACGAACTTGCTCGGGTATGTTATGATCTTGAAGCTAAGAAGCATGTCAGCAATGTGGCACCAGATGCCAAACGCGGTTTATACGAAAGTGGGTTTGATTTTGTGACCACAGATTCGCCTGCTATTGTTGCATTTAGTCATTGGGCCAAACAATGTTTATTTCGTGCTGCTGCCAACGCCAATAAGCCGTATTGGCCCCCGGGCATGAATGTCAATGTAGAAATACACGAGTCCTGGTGCCACATTACCCGCGACGGCGGCTATCACGACATGCATGCTCATCCAGGTAGTTCTTGGTCTGCTATCTATTATGTAGACACCGGAGACATGGGTGCTGCTGAAGATAAAAATGGTGTCAACAGATTTTACAATCCCAATAATTGTGCGTATGCAGATGCCGGAATGGCCTGGACAAACCGCAACACCAGTATTGATTTCAGAGCTGAACCTGGCATGATGATTGTTTTCCCCAGTTGGGTACAGCATTCTGCGGTTGTTTATCGCGGCACAACAGATCGCATAGTGATTGCATTAAATTCAAGAATAACACAGGCCGATATGTCACAGATGTCGATATCAATATGACTGTAAGAATAAAATGTACTACCCGCTTTGACATCACTGAAACTGGTATACGCAATCGTGTGTTTAGATCAAACATGCCGTTTTGTGACAAAACTGGACGAACAATCACAACACAAGCAGAATGGCAACTGGCCAGAAATCAGCAATGTAACTGGGAAACTGTAAATCAAGTGATCAGTTTACGTACATTGCCTGAACGTATATCAACACCGCTTGTGGATTCTGCTGCTGCAACTTGGTCATTTGAGTTTGATGTAGTTGATCCAGGTTCTGTTACCTTCAACAACAACCCTGTTGGATATCTAGTAGCTGACTGCAACGGCGTTCCCATGATAACCGGACTCGGAGAATCTCAGGATAATGCTGCTTTTTTATCTACTCAAGGCTCAGCAGCCAATATTTGGTTTGATGTTGTTCAGCAAATAGACGATAAATAATCTGTCTAAGGATCCGTTATGGTTGACACAACTGATATTGAAAAAAAGAGTTTGGAAGCACACGTGGAACTGTGTGCAGAACGCTATCGTTTTCTTGAAAACAAACTGGAAACAGTTGAATCCACTGTCAGTGCCATGAATGTAATGGTAGCTGATATCCGCAGTATGATGGACGAAGTTGTCAACAAGCGCAATGATCAAATCATCAAATGGGGCACTGCCGTCATCGGTGTGCTGGTAGCGTCTATTGGTTACTTGCTGATGCACTACGTGATCCGATGAAACAAGATGCTGTTTTAAAACAGCTGGAAAAGCTGGTAGAAGAAGATTTTGAACAGATTAAAGATAATTTAATATTCTGTGACAACAATCAATATCATGTTTTTGACACTTATACAATAACAAAAAATTCCTCCGGTACGTTTGATGTTGTAAAACGTCGCTACGATCCAAAAACTTTCAGTTCCTTGCGTATTGCGTTCAGCTGGTGTATTGCTGACAAATATCAACAGATTAACTTGGCTTATCGCTTGGTAAGCCTAGACAAAGAAAAACTACGCATGTCTGATGACATTGCTGTACGACAGTCTTTGTTAAAAACCATTAGCAATGTAGAGCGTAAAGAAGTTGCGCACCTTAAGCTAACAACCAAAAAAACCACAATGTACACAGTAGAAAAACAATTAACTAAATGTGTCAATTTGGCTAAATACTGGCAAATACAAGGATTCAACCGCGATGAAACTGCACGAACTAGACGCACTCAAACAACAAGATAAAGCAGCACAAGTATTAGAACAACGATTGGGTCAAACCGTTTCGTTTAATAATCTTACTCTGCGTGAATCACGCCATATGCTGATGCGTGTGCGTGGGCTGATCAATGAGCACAGATCCAGTGCTGCATCGCACTCAAGCGAACGTGATCCTGCTTATCTCAAACTGCTTATGCTTGAATCTGGTCTCAAAGGACGCCTGCACGAGGCTGCTATGCCAGCTCCGGCAGCACCAGGTACAGAACCTACCATGGCTGTTGATCCCAAAGATCCCAAAGTTCAAGCTGCAATGAAAAAATCGCAAGCTGGCCAAACTCTCAATCCTGAAGAGCAAAAGCTGGTGGGAGCCATTGCTACTGCTTCTATGCAGAAAGAATCAATGCAAGCACGTCGCAGACTACGCGAAAGCGAAATCCAACAAGCTCAAGTTGTGTTGGCTGCACAAGACATGGTTGATCAAGTACAAAAAATGCTGGAACAGATCAGCGCCATGCAGTTTAAAGATCTGCCAGCCTTGACAGATTCAATCAAGAACGACATGGGTGTTGATCAAGCCACTGCTTATCAATCAGCTGCTGCTGCCGCACTTACACAGTTGTTGTCCAGTGTGCAACAAGGTAAGACAGCCTTAGAAGGCGCACAAGGCACATTGACAGGTACTGCTCCAGTTGTACCAGGTGCTGAGCCTGCTGCAGACATGGGTGCTGACTTAAACGCTGAGCCTGCCCCAGAAATAGGAGCCGAACTTGATGTCGATGCTGAAGCTGCACCAGCTGACGAAGAAGAGCCAACACCGTTAGGTGGTGCCGGCTTGGGTCGTGAACGCCGTGACGTAGCCGAAGCTGCTAAACCCGACTACATTGATTTAGACAAAGACGGCAACAAGAAAGAATCAATGAAGAAGGCTGCTGCGGACAAAAAGAAAAATCCTTTTGCCAAGAAAACCAAGTAATGCGACTTGACGAATTCGACGTATCTACACAAAGCACAACAGAACTGGCTGCATTAAGCCAGTTTTTGTTGGCACGTGCGCAAGATACAGATGCACAAAAGAAAATATCTATTGCTGCATTTCTTGAATTGGCCAACAACATAGGTGTCAGCCTAACTGACTCTCAACTGCGCAATCTGGTTCAGCAGGCTCCGCTAAATGAATTAATTGCCGATGTCACTGACACCGAAATCATATTCAAAGGTGCTGTAGAAGGTGCACCAAACATGACTGTGGATCAGGCTCGCGACACTGTTGACACAATGGCCAAGCGGGCACTAAACAAAAAAGGACTTTAACATGTTAGAAACAATTTTCTGGTTATTACTAGGTGCTTTTGTTGGATGGAACTTTCCACAACCTGATTTTGCCAAAGCCATTCAATCCAAGATACTGGGTTTCTTTAAGCGATCGTGAATCTTGTTTATATTCACGGTGCCAGTGCCACCGGGGATAGCTTTAATTACATTCGGCACCACCTCAACCACCATGACGAAATTGTCATAGAGTACGACAGCCAAAATGGATTTGATCGTAATCTCGATGACATGAAACGCATTGTGTCCAACATTGAAGAGATTGTGTTTGTGTGCCACAGCTTAGGTGGCATATACGCACTACATCTAGCTGATGCTTTTCCAGATCGAGTTTCTGGTGCAGTAACAATGAGCACACCATATGGTGGCGCCGAATCAGCTGACTATGCCAAATACTTCTTACCGTTTAATCGTCTATTGCGCGATATCGGCCCTAGTAGTACTCCGATGAAAACTGCCGGAAAAATTAGAATACAACATCCATGGTTAAACATAATAACCACTCGTGGAGATAGTCCTTGGATCATGCAACCCAATGATGGAGTGGTAACCATAAGCAGCATGAGGCATCGTTCCGAAATGCAATTCGAAGAGCTTTACATCAATCATTATGAAGTGGTAATGAGCCCCAAAACAGTCGATATTATCAAAGAGTTCGTGTATAATATTAAATAGCAATATAGTCCAAGGAGGCCTATCGTGAAACGAATACTTCTCAGTTTAATCTTAACAATTTTTGTTGTGGGCACTGTCCAAGCCGGCGGTTATGGTTATAATCGCGGCTACAACAACGGTTACAATCGTGGCTACAACAATGCATGGGCCTGGGGCGGAGCAGCCTTTTTGGGTGGAGCCATCATTGGCGGCGCTCTCACATATGGAGCAAGACCTTACTACGCACCTCCTCTGATTTATTATGCACCTCCGCCGCCTGTTTATGCACCACCCCCGGTGTATTACACACCTCCCAACACTTACGTGGATCCCAATCCCCCACCAGTGCTATACTGGGATAGTGTGTGTCAATGTTATAGATAAGGAAATAATTTAAGATTTATACTGGGCGAAGAAAATCGCAAAAAATGGGATAGTTTTCAACCAGATGATGTAGTACAATCTATTATAGGAGATTGAAATGGCATATTCAAAAGAAGTCTTGGACCATTATGAAAATCCAAGAAATGTAGGAACATTTGATAAAGGAGATGCGCAAGTTGGGACCGGCTTAGTCGGTGCCCCAGCTTGCGGTTAGAGGAGATGTAATGAGGTTACAGATTAAAGTTCTAGATGGCATTATTACAGATGCAAAATTCAAAACATACGGCTGCGGATCGGCCATTGCCAGTTCGTCATTGGTTACTGAATGGGTCAAAGGGAAAACTCTTGACCAAGCATTAGAAATTCGTAATATGGATATTGCTGAGGAGTTGG